AACCATGTCTCTCAGCTTATAGCGAAAGCCAGTGCGGTCACAGTAGCCGAAAGCATATTTACCGTTCGCATAACTCATGGGAATCGATAGCCTCCCGGCGTTACCCGAAATGACGCTTTCTCTCTGTCGGCATCAGCAGCCAGATTCCATTGCTCTTCATATTCAGACTTCAGCATGGGTGCTCTTTCTGAGGCTTCAGGCCGCTTGAGACTGATCTGATACGCCAGCCCTGATACCAAGCACGGCAAATACCGCGATGGCACATCCATGTTATTTGACCCCGGTGATCCGGAATCCTCAACCCGCTGCATATAATAATAGCCCAGCGTATAGGTTTCAGCACTGTCCGGCACCGGCCACAGATTCACCGCAATTGCAGATGGATCTTTCTCAAGCCAATACTGCAACGGTTTCGCCTCATTCAGCTTATTAGACAAATGCGAATACTGGCTAATCGAAACCCGCGTCAGCACCTGATCAAACTGTTTGCTGCTATCGCCTGAATCGGTACGAATATAGGCTTCGATAATATCGACGATATCGCTGGATAGTGCATAACGGGCTGTACCTGCGGTGATTGACGTAGTGCCTTCCTGTATGGTCCACAGATTCAAGCCACGGTTCTGCCATTCCAGCATCAATAAATCGATACTTCTTCTGGCGGTACGAAAATCATAACCAGTACGTAATTCCAGTCCCGCCCGCTCGAATGACTCTTCGATCATATCTGCCAGATCGAGAGTAAAAGCGTAAGTGCCACTGGTCGCCATTAACGCTTCCTGGATGGTTTTTTCTTAGCTTTAGCTTTCTTGGATGCCTTTTTAACAGCCGGTTTTTTCTTCACTTCTGCCTTTACTACTGGTTTTGCTTTTGGCTTTGCTTTTGGCTGAAGTTCTTGCAATCGCGCCTGGGCTTCCTTCTTGCTCATCCCATCAAATACAACGATATCGTATTCGCCATCTGCGTTCTTTTTGCCTATCTGATAAACAGGCTCTCCTATCCTGTCAGGATGAAGAGATGTCCCATTCTGAAAAATCTCAAGACTACTCATTATTGTCTCCTACGAATAATGCTTAACCATTTTCAAAACAACGGTATAAGCATCTCCTGAAGTATGTCCAACGGTCGTGAGCATGATATCGCCCGTTACACCCGTGCTAGCGTTGTTGTTTAAACCACTAAATTCACTCATGTCCAGCGTATCCGAATAATCCGCCGGTAAATGCAGAGCCAGAACATCTGTATCAGCATCCCAAAGCAGCTTGACACTCATGCCCAAGGTCGAAAACCATACCGACTGAATAGCCACGGTGCTGCAAGCACTACCCGTAACAGGGTCAGAACCCAGCGCCGAGACATCCACTTTTTTCACTGCGGACTCTCCGGTACCATCACTGACATTAGTGAAACTCATCACCACATGCCGGGCACCATCTTGAATTGTTTGGCTCGTGACTGTATCAGCCATCTTGTTTCTCCCGTAATAACAGAGTGGAGGGGGAAACCCTCCACCCGGTTAATTCAATCACCGCTTATTCAAACGGTGTTGCTAATGAACCATCACCATGAAGGAACGCTTCGCAATGCCACACTGATGCACTGGTAGCTACCAAGCGAATAACTCCACCTACCAGCCAGCCCTGTGTTGCTGCACCCAGATCAATGGTGTCGTCATCACTGCCGTCTGGGATAAAAGTATTAACATCTGTTGCAGTTGCTGGATCAAATATTTGAGCAAAACCAGAAAATAAATCACTGGCGTTGTCCGTATTGATTTGTCCTGCACCTGTAAAAGTTGTACCGACGATAAAAGTATAATTATACCCTGCTACCGCAGTCGGCAATGTAACCACAATGCCTGCTGCTCTGTTCAAAGTAAAAATTGTACCTGAATCGGTTGATTCTACGCTCTTGGTCGCAGACGTAATGCTGCTTACATTCGCATAAGAGGAAACGTAACCCGTGGTGGTGATATTACCGCTGGTATCAATATCCAGGTTGGTGGTAATAGCACCTGTTCCAGCCGTCTTGCTGATTTGTTCAAATCCGCCTTCAGACCTAACCGGGCCGTTAAAAGTTGTGTTAGCCATTATCTTTCTCCTGTCTTGGCTAGTGTCTGCCGCATTATTGCGACAGTCAGGAAAAAGAGAGCGATAACCTACAAGTTATATCATATCAAGTAAGTACCGCTCCCCATATTCCGAGCTAATTACGCACCCGGAGATCCGTACATTCCCAATGGATCACTTACCCCGAATGAGTACCGCTCACGCGCTTTGTAGCGCACGTTACCCGTATCGAAGTCACCGTCCATTGAAGTTTCCAACGCGGTACGCTCGAAGTGGCGCATACCGTTTGGTACATCAGTAACGATGAACCAGGCATCCGAATCAGTCAGGTAATGATTGACCGAATAACCTTCAGGTACTGCTCCAAGACTACGCACAGCATTGATGTCGTTATCAGCCGTAGCAACTCTTTGATCTGACTCAAGTAGTCGCGTGGCTGTAAACATCAAGGCCGGTGGCACCAACAACCGTTTCGGACGAGCCGCGATCAGAAGTCCACGCTCATCGGTCACGGCAGCGATGGTTACGATGCCCGCCTCCAATGAGGTTTCGTTGAGATCTGCCGCCGTTGCCGGACGATTATCGTTCGTGCCTCCGCTGACGAGCGGATGCCCGCCACCGCCGGTTACACCGTCACCGGACGCAGTGAAGAAATTAACTCCATCACCTGTCTGATAACTATTAGTGAAACCGTTGTTAAGCGGATTGACAGCCTTAACCTGCTTCGTGTACGACATTGCACGAGCGAGTGCTTTGGTATAGCGAGCAGATAGCGAGTCATAAAGATTATCTTCCATCGCTTCTTCTGTGATCGCGAATCCCATTGCAATCGTTTCGTGGTTGTATCGTGCCGTAAAGGCTTCCTGCGCTGAATCATATGAGATTCCAGCACCTTCATCCTTCACCGGAGCAGCGTCAAACCCACTCAACTTCACTTCTTCTTCGAAAGAACGCTCAGATGAGTCCGTGTCATAAATGACAGTGTGCTCATCAGAGTACTTCTCATACTCCAGGCCAAAAAGGGCATTAAGCCCCGGCAGGAGTTCTTTGAGCATCTGTGCTCTTGAAATAGCCATGCTAAGTTCTCCTTATATGCCTGTAGTATTGGTTAACTGATGTCCCGCATTGAAGCGGTAAATGCCATCAGTGTAGGTGTCACCAACCGTACTGTTCGGGCCGTCAACAAAATCAACAAGCCGAATCGGGAGGGTATTGGTGGTTGCAACTGTCGAAGCATCACTAGCGTTCTTGCTCCTGCCAATGGTCGTTGATCCCGCTGTCTGTATGACAGCGAAATTAGCGCCGAGAGCAGTCTGAGCAATAGTAGCATCGCCCTGCATTTTGAACAGGACATCTGGGTCAATCAGCACATAACCTGCTGCGTCTGTAGCTGCCATTGAGGCAGGCCAAGTCTGATTAAACGTCAGTTGAGATGTACTCGAATCAGTATATTTACAACCTAGAAATATTCCTATAGAGGTCAGCGAAGAGGTACCGGTATCTTTCTCAATCGTACCGGCTGCAACCAGCTTCACAAAATCTCCATAGAAAATAGCGGTGCCATACGTAGTGGCAATCTTGATATGAACAACTTTTCCTGTAAAGGAGCCGCTGCTTGAACAAGTACCAACAGGTTCCGCACCATTTGGAGTCGCACTTGTAGCCATTTTGATTTCTCCTAATTGCTACTGTTAATATTAAAAGGCGTTAGCCTTTCCCAAAGGTGGTGCGCGTACTTTTCTCCGGTCTCAATAAAGGCATACGCGGGTCGTTCTCTCTCATGTAGTTACTGTCCACAGATTCCATTTGTCTTCGTGCCACTTCATTAAAATGTTTTGTGCGTGCCTTCATTTTCTCTTCGGGCGCTTTGCACAAAAGTAACCCGCCCTGCTCAATATTCCCTTCAAACTGGGAATTGATATCAGAGGTAATTTTCAGTTCCGGATGATCATCCCTTCTAACGGGGACCCATCCTTCCCTGAATTTCCTAGATACGTTGGTATCATCAGTTTGGCCCAGCGTACTGGTTCTAATCCATCTGAATCTCCAACCATTCTGCGGATCTGGAGTCGGTAACACAGAAGACGGAATCCAAGAGTCATCCTCTCGGACAAAATCTTCACGAGTGTCGTGAGACCTATCGATGCGCTCATCCATTTGCCATCTCCTTTGCAAGTTGTTTGGCATACTGGCTATTCGTTAACCCCAGCCTCTTAGCGAGAGAGACTTGGGTGGACGTTAACTGCACTTTGCGTGGTCTTGCACCGTTATTCCTTGCGGACGGTGCAACAACCGACGTTGCCGAAGCTCTCCTGGTCGTCGCAGTCGCGGATTGTCCAGTTCCGCTTTTATCCGACCAAGAGTAATTGGGAAACTGATTACGCATTCCCGAATTTATAAATTCATAGTACTCATCTGAACTTGCATCCATATGATGATCCTGCAATGCCTGCTCATGTAAACCATAAGCCGTTGCACTCATCAACTTTTCTTTAGGATCACCAAACCATTTATTTTCCTCAGACCAGGTAGTC